GTTTCCGCCCACCCAAGAAGATTCGCCCTGTGCACTTCACTGATTTGCTACAATACCAATGGAACTGGCACCCAAACGTCGAAGAGCCCTATGTTTCCAACTCCAAGCTCAAGACCGCCGTTCAAGACGCTCACGCCGCTGGCCTCCTCGCCGACGGAAGAATGTCATTTGGTAACCTCAAGAACGCCGTCTTTATGGACGTCCGACACTTTCTCCACCGCATCAAGCGCTCCGAGATCTCTGACCCCATGACACTGTTCCCGCTTATCAACCTGCACGTTAAACCGGCACTCACCCCTTCCGACGAAAGAAAGATCAGAATCGTCTTTGGCGTTTCTAAACGTCACGTTCTTCCAAGAGCGATGTTTTTCTGGCCTCTCTTCCGCTATTATCTCGAAAACAAGGAACTCTCCCCTCTCCTCTGGGGATATGAAACAATCCTTGGCGGCATGCAATTGCTGCACTCTTCAATGATGATAGAACGACTTTACAGATCAACCTTCGTCACCGTCGACTGGTCAGGTTTCGACCTCCGCTCTCTGTTTTCACTCATCAGAAAGCATGTCTTCCCCGCCTGGCGCACATATTTCGACTTTCACAATGGGTACTACCCAACGAAGTTCTATAAGTCAAGCCCAACTAATCCTGAGTTCATCCAACGACTCTGGGACTGGACAAATGAAGCTGTCTTCCAAATGCCTTTCCGCATGATGGACGGTTCCACTTTCCTACGTCTTTTCCGTGGCATACCTTCTGGTTTGTTCGAGACTCAATTTCTCGATTCATTCTACAATATGGTTATGATCCTCACTATCCTAGACGCTATGGGTTTCGACATCTCCAAGATCTGGATTAAAGTCCAAGGCGACGACAGTCTCGTATTCTTACGCTTTCACATACCTGCGAATCAGCACGCAGAGTTTAAGGCTAAGTTCGAAGCTCTCGCCTCCTACTACTTTGACCACGTTGCACGTCAAGACAAAACTGATATCTTCAACTCTCCTGAAGGTGTTGGCGTCCTTGGCTATTACAACGAAAACGGGTATCCTACTCGTGACTGGCGCAAGCTACTTGCTCAGTTACTTCATCCCCGAAGTCAAAAGCCTACTCTCGAGCTGTTAAAAGCTAGAGTTTGTGGTATCCAATACGCATCGATGTACCGCTACAAAGAAGTCACTCAAGTCTGCGAAGCTATCTTCAACGACCTCGACTCCATGGGAATCACCGCCCTGCAGCTGCACACTCAACGCGATGTCATGTTACATTCAATGACAGAATCAGAATCTGGATTCCGCATCCCTACCGACCACTTCCCAACAATGAACGAAGTGACCAGGTATCTCCGCGTACCGTACGTTCGCACTGAAATGGACAAAGAAGCTTACTTTCCAAAAGAGTACTTCCTTGACTATTAAGTAAAATGTTCTCACCTAAAAAT